TTAATGAAACAATTCAATCACCTATTCACGAGGACTTCTCGTATTCATCTTTCTCTGAAGGAGAAAAAATGCGTATTGACTTGGCACTTCTCTACTTGGAGGGAAGTTGCCAGGTTCAAGAATTCAGTCAATACCAATCTCCTGATTATGGATGAAGTCTTTGATTCCTCTCTTGATGGATTTGGGACAGATGAGTTTCTCAAAATCATCAAGTATGTCATCAGTGATGCAAACATCTTTGTGATCTCTCACAAAACTGGAATGGAAGACAGATTCCAGAGTGTCATCAGATTTGAGAAGAAGCAGGGATTCAGTAGGATGGTCTGATGGCAATTTATGAGCATCTTGAGAGTGGCAAGAGGTTTCTCTTTGTTCACATTCCTAGAACTGGTGGTAGGTTTGTAGAAAAAAACTTAGAATCATATGGATGGGACTGGGACAAATGTTTAGGTCTTGATAAAAAATATGACTTCTACAATAGTGTAGAGCAGGCACACTTCCACAGAGAATACTATGAGAAGTATTATGATGTGAAAGATATGCCACACATTTGTATTGTTAGAAATCCAATCGACAGATTTATCTCTGCTTCTATCTACCTGAAGAAAGCATATGGCGATGATATTCAGGAGTTGATGGAAGATGAAATGTATTTTGATAGTATGATTCATAACCTCCCCCTGGAGGGTTCATACAACTGGTATAGACCACAAGTAGATTATATTTCGGATAAGACTCATATTTGGAAATTGGAGGATGGTCTAGGTGAAGAGTTCTCCAGTTGGATAAGTGGCATAGTGGGCGTTGACATTCGTATGGATAAAAGCGTAAAATATTATAAATTCTCTTATGAGACAAACAAGTTGAAAAAAACTGATGCTCTCATAGAACGGGTCAAACTCTTTTACAGAAAAGACTTTTCTGCTCTCAACTATGAAATACCCTAACTGGCAACACAACTCAGGAAAAGACCAAAAGAGGAAACTCAAACCTCAGGCACTGAGACAAGCAAAGAAAAGAAGGCAAGCACTCAAGAGGAAACTCAAGAGTGTTTCTTTTTGTGTATAGAATTATAAAGAAAATATAAAGAAATTGGCATTTTGGGTCTATATAGTGTAGAATTGAGGTATAGAAGATGAAAGAAATTTTTAGTTAATTTCTTTGTGATTCTAGTCCTGTATAATGGAGGTCATTATGCACAACCTAATTTCGCACAACCAACTTGCCAGTTGGCATGGTATTCGGGAGGAGAAATATAGGGAACGGCTAAATGAAGCAATCAATGATTACTTTGAATGCCTTTCTGATACCAATGATACTCAATTCTGTAGGAGACTACTAAAAGACTAATAACCCCCCCCCACTTTTAAAACTGTCACAACCTCCCACTCCCCTGGGAGGTTTTTTTGTATAATACAGAAGTAACAAAGACAGACCTATGATCAACTACGAAATCAAGTCTCAACTCGCCAAACTGCTGGCAACCGAAGATATCATCGTTGAGAACAAGAACGTAGAGACTGCCTGCTTCGATGTAGAGCGTAGGGTTCTGACCCTCCCTATGTGGAAGCGTGCTTCTAATATCGTCTATGATATGTTGGTTGGTCACGAGGTCGGTCACGCTCTCTACACTCCTAATGAAGACTGGCATAGCAAAGTTGATATACCAATGTCATTTGTCAATGTGGTAGAAGATGTCCGCATTGAGAAATTGATGAAACGTAAATATGCTGGCATTGCCAAAAGTTTCTATGGTGGTTACAGAGAACTGAGTGAAAAAGATTTCTTCTGTCTTGAGGGTGAAGACATCTCTAAAATGAGTCTTGCTGATCGTGTGAATCTGCATTACAAGATTGGTCACTGGGTTCAGATTCCCTTCTCTCAAAAAGAGATGCCACTTGTTATTGATATTGGTCATACTGAAACTTTTGCTGATGTTCTGATTGCTGCAGAAGAACTTTACAAGTTTTGTAAAGAAGAATTGAAAGATACTGAAGAAGAAATCGAGTCTGCCAACAGTAACTCTCAGGATGGTCAATCATCAACCTCCCCTTCTGCTTCTGGCGATAGTGAGTCTGAAAGTGATAATGAAAGTGAAACTCAAATCAGCAATGCCTCTTCGCAGAAAAAAGAGACTGATGAGCAAGAACCTGAGGTGACCACTGACCAGATGTTTGAAGAGAACGTCAAGAATCTCAATGGCAATATGGAGGGTTTTGAAAATCGCTATTGTCAGGTTCCTGATGTAGATATTGATTATCACGTCATTTCAAACTCTGAGGTCCATAAGACTATTGGTCAAAGTTGGTCTGAACAACTAACGCCTCTTTTCTATGAGCGACCCACTGGCGAAAAGGTAGAGTATCGTGCTGACTTCTCTGCTGCTGATCGTGCATACGCAGAGTTCAAGAATGGTTCTTCAAAAGAAGTCAATTATCTTGTCAAAGAGTTTGAGATGAAGAAGTCTGCTGATGCATATGCCCGTGCCGCAGAAAGTAAGACTGGCACCCTAGACTGCGCCAAACTACACACCTACAAATATAATGAAGATCTCTTCAAGAAAGTGACTGTCATTCCTGATGGCAAGAGTCACGGTCTCATCTTTATTCTTGATTGGTCTGGTTCAATGGGTGAATGTCTGCTCGATACAGTCAAGCAACTCTATAACTTAATTTGGTTCTGCAGAAAGGTCAGCATCCCCTTCGATGTGTATGCATTCACTCACTGCTACCCCAAAGAAGAGAAGGAGTTGAATAAATCTGAGAATGATCTAATTGTTGACAAAGACTTCTCTCTGATGCATTTCTTCACCAGTAAGACAAGCAAGAAAGATGTTGACACTCAACTCTTGAATATTTGGCGAATTGCATATGCATTTACCAACTTCATCAGTTATCACATTCCCAATCAACTACAACTGTCTGGCACTCCTCTAAACGAATCTTTGATCTGCCTTTACAAATTGATTCCCGCATTTAAAAAGCAGCATAACCTTCAAAAAGTTCAGTGTGTGATTTTGACTGATGGTGAAGCAGCCCCTCTATCTTCTTATAGGTATTACAGGAGTTACTACAACGGTGATGATGTGTTGGGTGCACGTGGTTTGGGTGCCAATTCATACCTGCGCAATCGCAAGACTGGTAACGTTACCTATCTTGCCCCTGAGTATTGGAAGTTTACTGAGGCTCTTTTGAATGACTTGAAGGCAACCTTCCCAGATACAAACTTCATTGGCATTCGTCTTCTTGCTAGCAGAGACTTTAGTTACTTCATTCGTAAGTATGAATTCTTGTCTGATGATGCTCTCAAGAAGTATCGTAAAGAGAAGTCCTACTTCATCAAAAACTCTGGGTATGATTCTTACTTGGCGGTGATGATCAATTCTCTTTCTAACAAAACTGAATTTGAAGTTGATGATAATGCAACTAAATCAAAGATCAAATCTGCATTTGCTAAATCTTTGAAGGCAAAATCTCTAAATAAAAAAGTATTGAGTCATTTTGTTGATCTGGTCTCTTGACCACATTTCAAACTGTCTGAGGGGGGTCGCACAGCACCCCTTTTTGTTGTATAATTAACCTGTTGAACAAAAAAATCGCATTTGATTATGGCATTGTCTGCTGAATATGTTGTCTCTTCTCTCCAGGCACTTTATGGAGATGTAGTCACCTCTGGTGATGTTCGTGCCTGGTGCGCAATGAGTGGCAATAACTATCAAACTGTAACTCGCAAGATTGAAAAATATAAGACTGGTCGTGGTAAGTGGAATCTGACCATTCAAGAGGCGCAAGATCAACTAGAAAAAACCTATCAGGCACCTGCTGCAATGCCTGTCATTGAACAGAATCTTATCCCAGCAAAAGATGATGTCTTCGTCAAGTTTGGTAATTTTGACGACATTCGCAAGATTATTAAGTCCCGTCTCTTCTATCCATCGTTTATTACGGGTCTTTCGGGCAACGGTAAAACGTTCTGTGTGGAACAGGCTTGTGCTCAACTAAATAGGGAGTTGATTCGCGTCAATATCACCATTGAGACTGACGAGGATGATCTTATTGGTGGGTTTCGTCTTGTTAATGGCGAAACTGTCTGGCACAATGGACCCGTCGTGGAGGCTCTTCAACGTGGAGCAGTGTTGCTTTTAGACGAGGTTGACCTGGCATCTAACAAGATTCTTTGCCTACAATCTATCCTGGAGGGCAAAGGTGTCTTCTTGAAGAAGACTGGTGAGTATGTTCACCCTACTCCTGGTTTCAACGTGATTGCCACTGCCAACACCAAAGGCAAAGGTTCTGATGACGGACGTTTCATTGGCACCAATGTTCTGAATGAAGCATTCCTTGAGCGCTTCTGTGTAACATTTGAGCAGGCATACCCTGACGCCAAACTAGAGCAGAAGATTCTTGTCAATGTTGCTAAGCAAGTCAACGTTGCAGATACTGCCTTCTGCAAGCATCTGTGTGACTGGGCAGACATCATTCGTAAGACCTTCTACGATGGTGGCATTGATGAGGTGATTAGCACCCGCCGCCTGGTTCACATTATCCGCGCCTACAGTATCTTTACTGACAAGGCAAAAGCAATTCAAGTTTGCATCAATCGCTTTGACGATGAAACTAAAGCAGCATTCTTGGAACTCTATGATAAAGTTGACGGTGACTTTGACTACACCGCTAGCGGTGAAAAGATGCCTAACGACTCACTGTCTCTTGGTACATTCGGAAATAACCCTTGACCAAGAGAGGTCATTCTGATATAATAACTCTGTGGTTTTATTATATGTTGTGATGAATGACACGGACTTCATCAGTGCAAATGGGAGATTTGAATATACACCACTCCCCCAAGAGTATCTGGATTCGATGTATCCAGACATTGCAGATGATGCTAAAGAACCAATTGTTGTGAATGAATTCAAACTGACGATGAATAATGAAAATGGGTTCTGGAAGTATGAAGAGGACCTGACTCTGAAGGAGATTCAGGACTACCTCTCTGGCACCTATCGTGCCCACTATACTTCTCAAGAATCAAAGACTCAGACGCTTGATCTGATTGAGAGTATCGGAGATGCAGAAGCATTCTGCCGTTCTAATGCAATCAAGTATCTGTCTCGCTTTGGTAAGAAGAATGGCAAATCTAAACTTGACATTCTGAAAGCAATTCACTATTGTGTATTGCTGTATCACTTCGCTGGTCTCCACAAACCCTCCACTGATAATTATGAAACTTTCTGATAAAACTGTTAACATTCTGAAGAACTTCTCTTCTATCAATCAATCTATTCTCTTCAAAGAGGGCAAGAAACTTCGCACTATCAGTGTGATGAAGAACATCCTGGCAGAAGCAACTGTAGAAGAAGAGTTTCCCAAAGACTTTGGTATCTATGATCTGAACCAGTTTCTGAATGGTCTGGGTCTTCATCACAGTCCTGATCTTGACTTTGACAATGACAGTTATGTAGTCATCAAAGAGGGGCGTATGCGTTCCAA